TAAACAATATTAGCGATGAGATGATCAGCACCTGCTCCAATTTTTACTGATTCATCTATTAACGATGATAAACTATCCGCCTTAGCTTTCTTAAACATAGTTTCATTATCATTCTTTGCCCAAAACATTAATGAACCCATACCTAATCTTTCACCAGTATAACTATCATTAATACTTTCCCATTTATTTTCACATTCTACTGGATCATAAAGAGAACATTTACTACTAAATAATTTCCAGTCTTCTAGAAATGAAATATTTTTAAATTGTGGTTCTTGATTAATATTATGAAGACATAATGCTACATCCATCCAACCACCTTTATCATCTAAACCATAAGTACTAGCTCTTTCTTTTGATAAGCATTTTACAAGTGCTTTAATAAATTTAGCATCTTCTTCTTCAAATTGGAAATATGGATTTTTATTTGTATTTTGAATTGTTTCTTGCATAAACATACCAGCGAATTTTGACATATCTGACATTATACCTTTATCACTGACTACTTCTTTACTACTACTCTTACTGCTAATTTTATTTTTAAATGTATTATCAAATTTTGAAGTATATTTAATATTAATATTATCTCTGTAACACATACTAGCTAAATCTAAAATATTACGTGGATTACTATAATAATCATCAATTTCAATTTCATCTGGATAATTATCTTCACCAATTTTATAAACTTTAGTTACAAGATAAGGTGTTTCACCTGTTTTACCACAACCATAAAGTTGCCATGATGAAAATGAACTATCTAATATACTATTTGTTAAATTATCAGGTTCAATTTCACTACCTTCATCAAAGATATTTTTAATCTTATCTTTTTCTACTATGCTAGACACAATTTTTTTATAAGCTTTTTTATCTAAAATTATATCTGGAAAAATTAAATGAATACCATCTTTACTTTTAAATTCACCTTTATTACAAGGATATGGTTTTTCTTTTTCTAAAACTAAAATAGTACCTTTAGATTTATAATCTAAATCTAAAAATTCTTTCATTTCTTGCCATAAATGTTCAACTAAACTCTCTATAGCATCATCTGTATAAGAGCGTTCAGTTAAAACATTCTTATATTTTAAATCAAAATCAAATACTAATGGATGAATATCATTTATCTTCTCTACAAGAGGAATATCTATCTTTTCTTGTGAAGCTACTATATCATAAAATTCTTTTATTTTATCTTTAGGAATATACCATTTACCTCGATCAATAGATGTAATATTAGATTTCTGTTTTGAATTTTTAGATAAACTATAATTTTGTAAAAATTGTTTTATGTCCATCAATAATGAATTCTTTATATTTTTTTCTTTAATTAGTTAAACGCTTCCTTTAAATATCAGATTTAATTTTATATTACGTCTCTTTTTAGTTATAATTTAAATATTTTTAAACTTCAAAAATCAAATTTTTAAAAATCTAAAAAAATAAATAGATAAATAAAATTATTTATAGAAATAAGAACATTAATTTAATAAAATATGTCAAAAGACGCTATTAAACGTATAATTAATAAAGATATAAAAGAAATAAATAAGATGGAATTAGATAAATTAGGTATTCATATAGAGTTTAATGAAGATAATATGTTAAAAGCTAGAGCTATTATAATAGGACCCGAAAATACACCTTATGAGAATGGTATACTTTATTTTATTATAGAATTTCCTAATAATTATCCCTTTTCTCCTCCTAAAATAGGTTATTTATCAACAAGTCGTTATAGAATTCATCCTAATTTATATGTTGGTAGAAGTCATGATAATTTTGTAGGTAAAGTATGTATTTCATCTATTAATACGTGGTCGGGTCCAAAATGGACAAGTGTAATGCATATAGGTAGTATTTTATTATCTATACAATCGTTATTATGCAATGATCCATTACATAATGAACCTGGCTTTGAAAATGAAAAAGGTGAAAGAAATAATTTATATAATCATATTGTAAAATATGATACTTATAATCATTTAATATTAAAAAATGGTTTCGATAATCATTTATTATTTGATAGTTTTAAACCAATTATTAATGAACATTTACAAAAAAATAAAGATAATATTATTAAAAAATTAAACCATTTAATTAAAAAATATCCTAAAAGAGAGGCTATTTCATTTGGTATTTATAATATTAAGATGATAATAGATTATCCAAATTTAAAAAATATATTAGATGAAAAATATAAAAATTTGATTTAAAATTATTAATAATTATATCAATTATATAAAGAAATGGAAGATTCAGAAACACATTTTTGTAAACAATGTCAAAATATGACTTTTCTATATATCGATGAAAGTAAAAATTTAATACATCATTGTAAATCTTGTTTATATTCTGAACCTTATTTGAAAAAGAATAATTGTATATATTCAATTCATTTTAAAAAATATGATAATTCAGAATATATTAATAATAATCCTTATATTACACATGATATTACATTACCTAAAATTAAAAATAATCCTAATATAAAATGTGTAAATCCAGAATGTATTTCAATTAAAGAAGATAAAGAATGTGATATTACATATATTAAATATGATATGGAAAATATGAAATATATTTATATTTGTAATCATTGTGGTCAAAAATGGAAAAATAATTAAGATTTATTACAATTACATTCTTCTCCTGTAATCATACTATTAATTTCAGAACCATACATAGAAAATATAATCGCTAAAATAAAGAATAATAAAATTACAATTTTAATATCTATACAACTACAAGCATTAATAATTTTTTTTAACATATTTATAATATCTTAAATATTTAAAAATTTGAGTAATTAAATTAATTAATATAATTTTAGAGTTTATTTATTATGAATATATATTATTATACTGAAAATCTAAGATTAAAAGATAATATTTTAGAATATAAAACTAAAAATAATTTTAAAAAAATCCATAAAAATAATTGGCATCATATTTTAAGTGAATACGGATGGGAAAAATTATACAAACCATTAATAATTTTATTAAATAAATATAAAGAAAATAAAGAAAAAAATTCAAGATATGGTATGATAGATTGTGAAAGAGATGGTGATTGTTTCTTTCATTGTATAGCCAATTCTCTAAATGAAAGAGATCTAAATATAGGTAATATTTATATAGCTTCAGATATTCGTAAAATAATATCTGATAATATTACTAAAGATCAATATAATTATATTATATCTACTTATCGTATTATGAAAGATGCTGATGATTTTAGTGAAGCTTGGGATCCATATGAAATAAATTCATTTGAAGATTTTAAAAAATGTATAGAAACACCTGGTAATATTTATTGGGGTGATTTTATGTTATTACAATTATTGAGTGAAATATTAAAATTAAATATTTATATTTTAAATGCAAACGAATATAATAATGATTATGGTATTTATAATATAATGTGTGAAAAGAAAAGAAATTATGATAATATCTTTTTGATTTTAGAAAATAATTGTCATTTTAAACTTTTAGGATATTTTAATAATAAAATGATATCTTATTTTAAGAAAGATAATATACCTATTGAATTAAAACATTTATTTAAATTAAAATAATAAATATATTTTCTAAGTTATATTTATTAATGGAATCACTTGTATTACTCGGTTTAATGGGAGTAGGTTACTTAATGAATAAAGATGATAAACATAAAACATATAATGAAGCAACACCTCCAATATTCGAAGGATCTCATAATAGTGTTTATGATTTAGCTAATTTTAGTGATGCTAAAAAATATGAAATAGATTTAGTTAATAAAAATCATAAATTATCAATGCAGGGTGATAGTAAAGTTATTGATCAATTAAATTTATCAAATGGTCGAGATACATTAAAAGATGAAAATAATAATGAAAATAATAATGATATTTTTAGTATTTCAGGTAATAAAATTTCTAAAGATAATTTCTTGATCAATGATCAAGGTATTAAAATAGAACCATTTTTTAGTGGTAGTCCACCAAATGTTAATTTAGATGATAACCCACAAATGACTAGACATTTTGGTGGTCCCCATGCTTTTAGAAAGAATAAAAAAGAAGTTGGTAAGCTTTTTAATTTAGAAAAAACTTATGGTAATGTATTTGGTAATACTTTTTCAGGCGCTAGAGCAGATCAATCTAGATATATTAATGGAACATTTAGAGAAAATGAATTACCATTTGAACAGGAAAGAGTAGCACATATTGATGTAAAGAATAATATTAATCGAGATATCGATTTAGCTTATGCACAAAGAAATTCTACAGATAATATTAGAACTTTAATTAATCAAAAGCAGAGTTATGCTGGTAAAGTTTTAGGTGGTAAAGGTATTGATCATAGAGGTCAGGAAGGGGAAGTATTTCAACATAAACCCGATGCTGATTATCTTAATACAGCAGATAGATGGTTAGTAACAACAGGAGCGATTAATGCTCCTATGATACAACCCGAAAATATAGTTAAACCTACTAACAGAGCTGTTTTTAATGAAGGTAAATTAGGACCTGCGGGAGCAGTTAATTTTAATCCTAGTGAAAGTAGACCTATGATAAAAAAATCTACAAATCAACAATTAAATATAGATACAAATAGAAATATGAATTTAGAAATGAAAGCAATTGATGATAATCATAATAAAGATGGATTTTTTGCTTATCCTAATGAAAGAGAAGTTACTGAAGAAAGAACATATGAAGGTAATATAAAATCTATATTTACAGGAGAAACTGAAAGATTATATGATAGTGTTAAGCCTACAATTAAACAAACTACACTCGATGATACGAGAAATGGTTTTGTAGGATCAAGTATCACTGAAGTACCTAAAGAAAGATTATATGATGATGTTAGAGCAACAAAGAAACAAACAACTAACTTTGAATATAATGGTAATGCGGGTTCTTATCTTCCAGGATCTATGGCTATTGATCAATTTCAAAGAGCTGATCTTAATCCCAATAAAGAAATCATTGCTCAAGGTAGATCACCTACAACTGAAAATACTAAACTTGCTAATGGTATGGATACTCTTAATGTTGATATTAAGAAAATTGAAAGTGATTATTTTAATCCCAGAATTAATAATCCTGATAAAATCTATAATGAAATACCACAAGACAATACTTGCGAATATACACAAGAAAAAGATACACTTGATAATGTTAAATTAGCAGATAGATTAGATCCAAGTATGTTAGATCCTTTTAAACAAAATCCATATACACAATCATTAGCATCATTCGCTTATTAAAATATAATTTTATTTTCTATTTATAAATTAAGTATTTTATGAATAAAAAATTACATCTTTTATTATTCTGTTTAGCAGTATTTTTAATATTTTATTTATGCAAAGATAATATAATAAATTTAATAAATAATCTTATTGAACCATTTGCCGATCAAATTATTATACAACCCGATAATAAAACATTAAATCCTAAAGAAACTACATTTTCTATATTAACTTATGATAGTAATATAAAAACAGGATTAACGCAAGCTTCTATCTGTAATGATGACCCTAAATGGACAAAAGATAATAAAACATGTAGAGATTATTCATTAAGTAATAGCAATTGCAATGATATAGGAGATAATGGAGTATCAGCTCTAGAAGCTTGTAAAGTTGCTTGTGATAATTGCGATACTTATAAAGAAATAAAAAGAAGATTACCTTCTCCTACTCAAGGAATTGATGAACCACCATATTCTCAATTTGAAGAATCAGATGATATAACTGGTATAGGTAGTGAAGATTATAGAGAATTATATAGTAAATTAGATGAAATGAGTGAAAAATTACAAAATATAGAAACTACTGTAGGAACTAGTATAAGTCAAATGGGGGTTGAACTAGGTAACTTAGCCGGTAGTAAAGATTTTACAGATGATAGTAAGTTATCTGCTGATGAAACAGTTGCTACTTCCGGAAAAGCTACAATCGAATTAATTAAAAAAGTATTAAAAAAAAGATTATCAATCATTTATCAAAGAATAATACAAATCTTTGAATACTTTGATAAAAATAAAAATAAATTAAATGAAACCGAAAGAATAGCTGGAATTCCTACTGATAAAAATTATTTAAGTATTAATGAAAATATAAAAAAATTAAAAGAAGAGATTGATAAATCAGATCCAAATTCAGATGATGCATTCAAAGATTTTATAAATTGTATTATACAAATTATTATTTATTATAAATTTCTCGAATTAAACGATACTACTGCAGAAGAAGTTAATTATAAATCAAAAATACAAGACGTAGAGGTTGATATAAAAAATCTATTAAAAACTATAGATGGAAAATTAATTGATGATTTAAAAGATATAAGAGATATAAATGATATTACTGATAAAATAAATATTATTGGACAGAACTATGACGGTCTAGAAAATGATGAAAAAAAAACGGAATATTTAACAAAAATATTTAATAGCTTAGTATCATTTTCTACAAGTATAGTTTCATTAGAAATTGCATTAGCAACTGATTATGGAATTGCAGAAGCAAAAACGGGTAAGTTATCTTCAACCAGTGGACCACAAGATCCATCATCTCCATCTCCATCCACCACAGGTGAAAATAAAGTTTCTGGTAGTGATAAAGATGATAAACCTATTGTTAGTACACAAACTTTAGAATATGTGGTAGGAGGGGTTGCAGTAGCTGGTGGCATTGGATTTTTAGCTGATCGTTTAGGATTATTCAAACTGGATGAATAAAATTAAAATAATTTATTAATATAATGTTTGCTTGTTATAATTATGATAATTTTCCAATTGTTTTTGTAAAATTTTCTGAAAATATAAATTCTGAAAATGATTTTGATCAATTTTTAAATGAATGGTTAATACTTTATCATAATCGTAAAGATTTTTCATTCATTTTTGATACTCGTAATATGAAAAATATAAATATTAAATATGCTATTAAAATGACTTTATTTATTAAAAATTTAAGAAAAGAACCTTATCATTATTTACAAAAAAGTTTAATTCTTTTAAATAATAAACATATCAA